TTCGCCATATTTTCTATATTTTTCAAGCCAGTTGCATACAGTACCAAAGGCTGGTATTCCGTGTTTTACCGCTACTTCACGAACAGAAAAACAGTCATCCACGACTTCTTTTACTACTGTGAGTTTTAACTCAGCAGAATAGCGTCCTTTTTTACCCGTAAGTATGCTTATCCCATGTTCCCGATAGGCATAAGCCCATTTTCTTACTGTGCAGGGACTGATACCGTACATCCTTGCTACAGATTTCAGACTCAACTCTCCCTCCAGGTACTTTTCTGATACTACCTTTTTGAACTCCAATGAAAACTTTTCCATGCATCCTCAGTTTTTGGTCTGGTGTCTAACCTTTGGGGCGCAGTTCATTACCAATGGACACAACACCGCTGGTATTATTAATTGTAATCGGTCGCAAACTGTTCCATGAACCTAACGTATCTCCTGATGCTGTTAGCATGAAATATGTGCTGCCGCCGTCATTACGGATAAAGAACCCATAGTTACCGTAAGCAATGCGGAAACCATTTGCATATTTTGAAACGATCTCACCAGAAGACGTTACCCCCCCAGATAATGTGCCACCTGAAAGCGGTAATGCTCCTACATCAGAAGCTGTTGGTTTGTTTCTGGTGTTATAAGAACGACGCCAGCCTGGCGCATAACCACTTCCATTGTACACATAAATAAATTCCGCATTATTAACACCACCATGACCCGATGTTGTTGTCGTTGTAACACGAATAGTGTAATTGCTTGTTGCCTTATTACTAAACACCTCAATCACGGAACCAGATAGATCGATCCTACCGCAACCAGTGTCGTCTATATAATTATTGTTGGCGTAAACCCATGAGCACCGTGCAATCCAATATTTGTTTGAAAATGCACCCTGATTATTTAGCCACGTTATAAACTGAGCAGTCGTAAATGCTGTTCCGTTACCACTATTTAACCATCCGGCGGCAGCGGTTGGTGCGTTTATATCAGCCGGCTGAGGTCTAAATCCAGTCGTGTAAACCTGCTCCCAACCACTTTCAAAACCATAACCGTCTCTTGAAGAACGGTAGAACAGACCACCATTTCTGTAATGCGCCTTCATCTGCAGGGTCCGGCAACTTCCGACTCCGGTATAGAAGTTAACCAGAATATAGCTGTCGCCAGAGCGGGTGACATTGTAAGCGCCTGATTCGGCATTCCAGGGAACGCCACCATCCGCATCGGCATACGTATCCGTTGCCCTTCTGGCAAAAGCAGCCACATGCGCGGCGGTTAAAGTGATATCCGCAGTCAGTGCTTTACCGTTAACTTTTCGGTTAGATGGCACCCTGCTATTCGCATTGTCATTGGCTGCTTTAACTGCTTTTGGCGTTGCGGCCAGCGATTCACTGGTGCTATCAACAGCACTGCTAAGTTTCACAACACCTTTAGTTGTAAGGCTTGCGTCTTCCATCGCAACTGCACCGGCAATCTCTTCAGCACGATCAGCAGCAGCTTCCGCACGGGTCGCAGCGGATTCAGCAGCAGTTTTGCTCTGAGATGCTGCCGTCGCACTGCCTGCCGCCTCTGTTGCTTTCGTGGATGCCGTCGTGGCGCTGCCCTTCGCTGCTGACGCCTGTCTGGTCGCCTCATCTTTTGAAGCAGACGCAGATGATGCCGATGACGCCGCAGAACTGGCTGACGATGCGGCTGCCGCCTTAGAGGAAGCAGCATTGTCTGCTGAAGTCTTTGCATTTGTTTCAGAGGTTTTTGCTGCAGAAGAAGACCTCGCTGCTGCAGTGGCTTGCTCAGTGGCTTTGCCCGCCTTCGTTGTGGCTGTTGAAGCGGATGATGCGGCGCTTTCTGCCGATTTTCCGGCGGCGGTGGCACTGGCTGAGGCCTGCCCGGCACTTGTTGACGCGGCACTGGCAGACGACGCAGCCGCTGTTTTTGAACCTGCCGCAGCTGAGGCGCTCTGTCCCGCTGCTGTTTCAGAAGACTTAGCGTTCGTCTCGGACGTTTTTGCCGCCTTCGCGGAATTTCCTGCCGCCGTTGCCGAGGAAGCTGCATTACTGGCACTTGATGATGCATTCGTTTCTGATGATTTCGCTGCCTCTTTTGAGGCCGCCGCACCCCGTGCCGAGGTGGCAGCTTCTGACGCCTTTGTGGTCGCGGCGGATGCAGAAGTGGCTGCAGATTTTTGTGACGCTGCCGCATTCGTTTCTGACGTTTTCGCGGCACTGGCACTGGTAGCTGCCGCGCTTTTTGAGGACTCTGCGGCGGCAGCACTTTTTGATGCTTCAGTGGCCTTTGTTGATGCTGTTCCTGCGCTGGAAGACGCTGACTGAGCCGACGACGCGGCCTGTCCGGCTGACGTGCTGGCTGCACGTGCTGAGCCTGCAGCATCAGTTGCACGGGTTGCCGCCTCACGGGCTGATGTGCCGGCATCGCTGGCTGACTTCTTCGCGGCTGCCGTGTTCTGTGCCACTGCGGACGCGTTACGCGCCACCTCTTCCACCATCAGTTCAAAGCGGCGCAGTGCCTCCGGACGGACATCATCCTCCGTCATGGCACCGAGAAAATCATTCAGCGTACCCGGTTGTGAGTCTTCATACACGGTGATGGTCCCGGCATGCGATGGCGGGAAGCCTTCCACCAACAGAATAACGCTGTACTGACCGTACTCAACGTCCATGCTGTAACGCCCGGCTTCATCCGGATTTTCTGAGGCCACCGTGTTCGCCACCACCGTGGTGCTGTTACGTTTTGCTTTCAGCTGGATTGTACAGTTCTGTACCGGTTTACCTGCACCGTCTTTCAGTACACCTGAAATCTTTACTGCCATATTCACCCCACAAAAAAGCCCGCCAGAACCGGCGGGCTGTCATAACACTGTGTTACCTGGCTAATCAGAACTTATAACCGACACCCACGATGAAACCGTCAGTGCGCCAGTCGCCACTGCCGGAGCCTTCATAAGCGACATCAATGGCCACGGATTCGGTCGGGTTAAACTGCACGCCAGCCCCCCACGCCAGAGACATGTTGCTGTGGCGACCGTCATCACTTCCGGTCAGCACATCGTGCGTTTTCCCCTTGTTGTCAGTTACGCGGAGATAATCCCCGGAGAAAGTCGACACACGGCTGTAAGCCACACCCACCATCGCATACGCGCTGAACCATTCATTCACGCGTACAGACGGCCCCGCCATCACGCTGAACCAGCGGTTACGCACGGAATCTTCATGCCAGCGGGTATCGCTGTAGCGCGTTTTTTGCTCATCCTCAGCATTGGCATAACTGAAGGACGTAATCAGCCCCAGCGCGTCCGTAAACTCATAACGGTATTTCACGTTAATCCCGTTCAGATTATCGCTGCCGGGAGCGTTCGTACGGGCATGAAGATACCCTGCGCTCAGTGTGGCCTGCTGCTCAGACGCCCATGCAGGCGCACCGGATACGGCCAGACAGATGGCTGCGGACAAAATGGCTGCACAAACTTTACGCATAATTACCTCTCGCTTTTCTGCAATAAAAAAGGCGCCATTTCTGGCGCCCGTATATGGGTTATAAAATTCAGCTGATACTGATGCCTGCGGTGGCTTTCTTCATCACCACAACCAGCAAATCGCTGATACTTGCTGTGGGATACCAGTTATTTACCAGCCATGATGACACCGAAAACTCCAGCGTCATGTGGCCGCGACCGGCAGGCATATCAATAACGCCACTGTAAATCAGCGTATTATCCAGCGCGGTACGGTTATAAATTTCAGCACCGTTTTTCCGTACTATCAGGCGGCATGACGAATAAATATCGTTATTCTCCCTCTCATGTTTAGCGCCGCTGAATGCCACCGCCGGAATAACAATCTGCCGGTCAAACGGCTGATCGTCATAAACCCTGACGGTGATGGTCCCTGATGGCCACCGTTCCGGTGCACGGGAGTCCCGGGGGAAAGCTTTGCCCACTGTTTTAACGAGATCGCCTTCAATCTGGTTGGCGGACAGTTTTCCCAGAACCCGACAGTTCTCGTTAATCGTGACGTTGTTGAGCGTCCCGGAGTTCGCATTCACGCTGCCACTGATATCTGCATTTTTCGCCGTCAGCCGCCCGTTCGGTGTCAGGGAAAATACCGGAGGATTACCGCCGCTGGTAATGGTGGGAGCCGTCAGGCGTTTCAGGAACACGTCGTTCATGAATATCTGATCGCCCTGCCCAACAAACATCGGCTTTGTGTTGCCATTCGCAGGATTAATCATCGCAATCCTGTCTGCCGCCAGCAGCACCTGACTCTGCATGCCGTCAGGGGTGTTCTCAATACCGGCACCAATACCCGCGATATAAAGGCGTCCGTCCTGCATCTGCTGCAGCTTCACAGCCCACATGCTGTTCAGGTTATTATTTGTATCAACCTGAACCTTCTGTATCTGCTGGATCGCTGCACTCTGGTCTTCCAGTTTCTTATTGACGGTCTGTGTGATTTCATTGCTGACATCCGTAATGGACGTCCTGATTTCAGCCAGGTCAGGCGCAAGCTGACCGTTATCAATCTGCGTCCACAACTCCTGGGCCAGATGTGTTTTCCCGATTTCTCCTTTGAAAAAATCCAGATAGCCGGATGCGTCATCACTCGGCTGACCAACAGCCTCCACGAATGCCGATTTGCCAACGGTGTTCACACTGCGAACGTAAAAATAATAATTATGGCCCGGCCTGATATTGATACTGGCGGCTATCCAGTACAGCGCCGTACCAAGATAGCGGGCTGTGGTTTCAACCTGCCTGATATCCGCAATCCGCTTTTCCGAGAACCAGAACTCAAACTGTACCGTCGGGTCATAAACGGCAAGATGCGGCGTGGCGGTTATCTGAAAATAGCCCGGCGTCAGCTCAAGCCGCGACGGCACTGCAGGTGCGGCAATCCGGAACGATACCGATGCCGGATCGCCCTGCTGCCCCCACGCATTTACCGCCCGGACTGTCAGCCTGTAGTTCCCTGGCGCCAGCTGCGTGAAGCGGTATGTGGTTTCCGTCGTCCGGGCCGTGCTGACCAGCCGCTCACTGCCGTCATCCGCTGCCACGGTCAGGCGAAGCAAAGCTCACCCCTTCACCACCTTCGGCGTGTCCCAGCGCCAGCACCTGTATTCCCCGCTGTCTGCGGTGACTTCGGCGGTCAGTGCTGCACGCTGGCGGCGTGACACCATTCACCGTGCCGCTCTGGTCCGTCAAAGTGCGCCCCGTTATCCACGATGGCTTCTTTTCCGGTACATGCTGCACGCAGTGATGGCATACGTACCGTCGTCGTTCTCACGGATACTCACACAGCGGAACAGGCGCTGGCGCAGCGTCGGCAGCTTCAGCCCCCACACGCTGTATCGGCAACGCCGTCAGGAACCCGGCTCACTTTCACCTTCACGCCGTCGGTGAGGACTGACCTCCACGCTGACCGGATCCCTCCGTCAACCAGGCTTATCAGCGTGGTCCGGAGGATGGCAGCGTGATTTCACGGTCGAGCGTCAGCGTCCGGGTCTGGCTGTTCACCGCCAGCACGCGCCCCGGTGCTGATACCGGCATAGTCATCATCGCAGATTTCAATGACATCCCCGGTACATGGCGAAGCCCTTCGCACCCACGCTGAAGTCCACGGTCTGCGTTCCAGCAGTTCGTTTTAATCAGCCACAGCCCGGCGCGGTGTGCCTGCCCCCGGCTGGTACAGCCAAAAGCATCCATCTTCGTGACGTTACGACCGTAACGGGCAATGGCCTGAGTATCTTCAACAAGCTCTGTCGCCGTCTCCCAGCCGTTGTTCGGGTCAATCCAGTTCACCTCAACGGCATTATGGCGGTCCTTCAGGGCGCTGAAGCTGTAGCGGAACGGCGCACCATCATCCGGCATCACCACATTACTGCGGTTATAGGTCCACACCTTATCTGATGGTCGGTCCTGCACGAACATCAGCGTCTGCCCGTTCCATACCGGCATACAGCGCATCGCCGAGCAGAAATCACTGAGCACATCCCACGCCTTGCGCTGTGTGGTCAGGTACGCATTACAGGTGATGCGCGGCTCCGTGCCGCCAAAGCCGTCCGGCACCGACTGGTCGCAGTACTGGCCGATGACATACAGCGCCCATTTATCTACATCCGCTGCACCAAGACGTTTCCCCATGCCGTAGCGCGGATGGGTCAGCATATCCCACATACACCAGGCCATGTTGTTGCTGTATGCTGGCTTAAACGTTCCGTCCCAGATACCGCTGTATTGCCGCGTCTGCGGGTTATAGTTCGACGGCACCTGCAGAATGCGCCCGCGCAGATGATAATTACGGCTCACCTGCTGGCTGCCGAACTGCTCCGAATCCACCTGTACGCCGACCAGTGCCGTGTTCGGGTAGCACTGTTTCACATCGATGATTTCGGTGTATGACGACCAGAGCGTTTTGTTCTGCAGCTGGTCTGTGGTGCTGTCCGGCGTCATCCTGCGCATCCGGATAT